CCTGGCACGCTAACCGCCCCGGCTCACCAATCAAAACGACACAATAGGGCAACAAACCCCCGGGCTTCCGGGGGTTTTCTTTTGTTCCTTACTCGGATTATTTTTCACGAAACCCCACTAAAAAAGCGTGACCTGCTGATTCATTTTTGAAGGTCTGAAAGTTTAACCAAACCTCAAAATAAGGAACCAGTGTTCCCCACGTGAGTGAAAGTAACATCGTTGGTAATAATATAGCCAGATAGTTATATTATTACCAATAGTTTTACTTTTATGGGCCCATGAGCGAGTCACTCACCCGCTGCAATACCTCCTGCCGCCTGGCATTGGAGGTGCGCATATAGATCTCAGTGATGGTCTTCAAGTCCACCTGACCCAGCAGCTCACCGATAGCAGGGATCGTCATACCTTGCTCCACCAGTGTGGTGATAAGCCACACACGACCATAGTGCGGGCTGATACGCTCGGTGATCCCGGCGCGGATTTTAGCACGGTGGAGGACGGACCTGTAGGAGGTGTCTAGGATGATTTTGCCGGAGCCGGTGGTGCAGATGAAAGCGTCTGGGCTGTCGCCGATGGTGGCTAGGTGGTCGATAATGTCTTGGTGGAATTTTTTAAAGACGGGGATGGTGCGGTGGCTGGCGCTGGTTTTGGGGGTGTCCTGGTATTTCATACCATTTGAGGTGCGGTAGGCGTTTCCCCTGATATGGATGAGGATGGTGTCACCTGCGATGGTGATGTCTTTACGCCTGAGGCCCAGCACCTCCCCTATACGCATGCCATGGAAGAACGTGAGGATACCTATTATCTTATGGGTCGGGTTTAAATTGTCCACAATTTTCTGCATGGTGGTGGCTTCGGGCAGTTCCTTGCGTGTCGGCTTGGGCTTGTGGCGGGCTTCTTTCACGTCCACCGGATTAGTAGGGATCAGATCCCGGTCTACCGCTGCCTGTATAGCGGTGCGAAGGCGCACATATGCCGCACGGTTATAGGGCTGATATCCGAATTGTATGGTGAGCGCGTCCCACCAGTCGATTACATCACGGCGGGTAAGTCTTACCAGGGGGATGGTGCGGAGCCGGCCGGCTTTGCCCGTGATAGTGAGAATACGGCGGTCGAGGGTGGTGCGGTAGTTCACCATAGTGGAGGGCTTTAGGCGTTTTTCTTGGAGGTCTAGCCACTGATACAACCAATCGCCGACGGTTCGGGCATCGTCTTCTTTCGTCCGGTACCGGAGGTGCGGGGGTTGCCATTCGTCGAATTCAATGAGTTTTTGTTCTTGACGAAGCCAGGCACCAGCGTCATCTTTGGTGAAGAATGGGTGGGGGCCGGAGTATTTTTTACCATCAGGTCCGGTGTAGCGGGCGCGGTATTTGCCGGATGATAGGCGTGATATTGTGCCAAAGAGGCGTTTTTTAGGGGCGGGCATGAGGGGTTGTTTCCTGCGATTATTTGTGGTCTATGGGCGGTCTTGCGGTCTACATGTGGTCCGCATGCTTACACTCATGTCTCACTGTGTCGTTTATTGTCGCTTATGATTGTACGCAGGTCATAGGGCAAAAAAGAAGGACCCCCACGTCATGGTGTACGTGGGGGTCCTGTTAAACGTGGAGCTAACGGGCATCTAACCTTAGTAGCTTTTAGCTCTGCCTTTAGCCGAATTATTTTTCTTGTGGTCCAGCTAATGTCCAATTTTTAGGGTCGAAGGCGGGGCCGAAAGTGTTGCCAATATCATCTTCGGCTATCACGGTCTCGGATCAGATTATCAGTGTCCTCACTAATAGCAAGAACACGTTCCACAGCTGAGGGGATGACAGGGCGGCCAGGCGGATTCGGGTAGGTCTCCAACAATGTACGAAGTGTTAAACGCACCTGCACATCAAGGATCCGCTCGGATCTCATTGCGTCAATGGTGTGTTCCATCTCAGCTTGCTGGGCTTCCAGCTTTTCGATCTTCCGCCACAGATCCTCGCGTAGCCGAGTCCCAGCTTCGAGAGTGAGCTGAAGTTCGCTCTGCGCCAACTGAGCCTTTGCGGTCTCTGCTTCCCGCTCAGCAACAGCGCGCGCCGCCGCCGACTCCAAGGCCTTTGTCCGCCAGAGGGTTCTCTGTACAATCACCGTGGTGGTCAGCGTGGTCACCAGGGTGAGAAGCGCGATGCCGATACTTTCAGTAATTCCCAGACCCGATAGGGATAGCCCTGCTACAGCTGGGTCCATGTGGCCTCCAGTCCTAGGATAGGGCCACCGCGGAATCGACCACCGCCGCCACCAAGGTGGGGTCCAGGCTACGGATCAGTGCCTCCACCGCAGTGAACAACGCGATTAGCTGGTTGGCCATTCCTTCACCTCCCGATGGTGGGCCGGAGTGTGGGTATCAGCAGTAGCCGCCGGCGTGGTACTAGCCGGTGTTGGCGTAGCCTCAACAGCAGTCGCAGGCGTACTCGGCGGAACAATAGCCACCATGCCCGGCGCGCCGATACGCCATGTAGAGATGGATGTGAGCAGAGAAGCGATGGTGGCTGCTATTGCCAACCCCAGGCATTCTTTCCAAACGTCAATGGGGGAAAAGATGCTGATAGGTAGAGCTGGGATAGCGACTTGAGCGAAAGTCCTGGCGGCACGGCTACCAGCATCAATCCAAAAGGCTTTATTCCACATTACTTGTTTCCTTCCTTGAGTAGGGTTTCGATCCGGTCGAGGCGTTCCGGTAGCGTAGCTACCGTGCGGGCGATTTCCGGGATGAGCTTGACCTTGTCGGCCACGAAGTCGACAAAGGTTTTGCCTTCGGTAACTTTCCAGCCGGTGAACAATGGTTTGTCGTCTTTCCATTCGGGGCCGACAAGTTGGTCTAGGATCCAACGCACCATGCGTGGTTCTCCTTCTTCTTGTTGTGGTTGGTTAGGTGAGTCGAGAAGTTCGGCGGCGTAGGCCAACACGACATCAAACGGAAAGCCGGGGCCAGGGTCGGTGTGATCAACTTCCCGCCAGGCCTCGGAGATTTCCGCATGTCCATGAACGCCACGAGCCCCGGCGCGGAGTTGATCGGCGTCGATGAACTCTAGGGGGATGTCGTAGAGTTGTGACCAGCTGGCGATTTGTTCGGCGGTCCGCCGCAGCTTTTGGTCGTCGTCAAGCCAGTCCTCCCGGCTCATGCTGGCGTAGCCTGTCAAACTGATGTGCAGGCAGCGCGCGTTGCCGGTGGGTCCTGCTGCGTACGGCATGAAATCATCGGTGTTGCACAAAATGAGGTTGCCGTCGGCGCCGGCAAGCACGTTATAGCTAGAGCCGTTAGCTGGATTCGTTTGCCACTGGGCTACGGCAATGCCATCACGTTCCGGCGGGCACTCCACCGTGTGGACACAGATGGACTGGATAGCGCTGAGCGACCGGTAGCCCACGCCGGGCATGTCCGCGGTGAAATCAGCATCGTAGCGAATTCCCATGGGCCCTCCTTCTTCTTGGGTTGGGGTTTCAGATACTGGGATGGGGGCGTAGCGTGTGTTTGGGTGTTGGCCCCAGTAGTCGCCGAGCACGAAATTAATATCGCAGTCGACGCCGCCAACAACTTCGCTTCCCGGGCGCTGATAGAGCACTGCTTCAGCAGCTCGGACACCTTCGCTCCAGGCCGCGGTCTGCCACGCCAGATACTTGCCGCCATCTAGGTCGGCGATGACTTCGTCTACGGCAGCCCAAGCGATCACCCTGGAATGCCCATAAATGCCGACCCGGTCACGCCCTAAGACTTCACAACAGGCGCGGAAATACTCGGATGCGACACCGTTCCACTCATCAAGGCTGATAGGGAAATCCACCGCAAAGAACACTGGATGGTTGGGGCACCCAAGCTCGTCAAGTTTCCGCTGGGCCGCCTGGGCGTCGGCTAGGCCACCGTTATAGCCTCGCATCACATCAGAATCATCTTCTTTTCCGAACTGCCATACGAAAGCGACCTCCAGGCCATGAGCTTGGAGGTCATCTAGTTCAGCCTTCTGGATGGGCTTTCCCAGCATCCAGCTAGCCCTGGGTGGGCTGATGTAGCGGATCACGCCATCATGGCCGGCGGCGCGAATCGCCGCAGCTGGCGGCACGCCAGCGCTGTAATCAAGAATTGTTAACAATTTTTTCTCCTCATTGGAAAGTCATAGGCAGCATGGGGTGAGCACCGTGCAAGCCCAGTGTGCGACGGATGAAATCAACCCCCCGGGGGCGGACACGAGTCGTGTGCGTTACCACCTGGGTGCCGTTCGAACGGGCATAGCCGCCGGCCTTCACCTCGAAATAGTTTGCGTAGCGCTGGTATGGAGTGTTCCGCATGTCACCTTTAGTAATCAAGATGCCCCGGTTCCGCAGCTCACGGAAAAGCGTGTTCTGACCAATGCCTAGCATTTTCGCCACCGTGCCCATGCTGTAGGAGCCGGTGGAATCAATAAAACAGTCGTAGGCATCCGCCTTCGGCTGGAGCTGCTTATTAGCAGCCTCTAAAGCCAGGCGTTCTTCTTCAGCATTGAGCGCAATTAAAAGAATCTCAGATCGGGTCAACTGCGACGGATCAAACGCCGGCGCCATGCGGGCACGCTTTTCCACCTCGATGAAATAGCGGCGGGCTTGCCTACCCCTAGCGGAGCGCTGGATCATGGCAATCTCCT